TGAAACAACAAGTTCTACACTATCGGAACTTTATACAAATATAACACAAGAAGCGATCTTCACATTCCAAGAAACATCTGTGATGAGACCTCTTGTAACTTTATACCCTTTAATGGGTTCTGGAAAAGTGGCAGAAGTGCCAGTTTACCCAGCTATCAGTGCTGCGGCAGTAAACGAAGCAACTGATCTATCTAATACAGCAGTAAACCCTACTTCAGCTACTATCACAGCTTCGGAAGTTGGCGTGATGACAACCCTTACGGATTTAGGAGCAAATTCAGCTTCTAGAAATGTTGGTGCTGATATTGGTAAATTATTCGGAGAAGCAATCGCTAAGAAAGTTGATACTGACTTAGTTGGATTATTCTCTAGCTTTACTACAAATACTGCTGGTGCTGCTGGAACAGAATTAACTGCTGACTTGCTTTTCAAAGCACAAGCACAGTTAAGAACTTTATCTGTACCTGCACCTTACTATGCTGTGTTTCACCCTAAAGCACTTTTCAATTTGAAAAAGACTTTAACACAAGCTGGTTATGGTACATCTTCTTATGCAATATCTGAAATCGGTAACGAAGCATTAAGAAACGGATATATCGGTAGAATTGCTGGTATTGATGTATTTGAAAATGCTAACTTATCTATTGATGCTTCTGATGATTCAGTTGGCGGAGTATTCCACCCTGCATCTATCGGTTTAGCTATGAAAGAAGATTTCAAAGTAGAAACTCAAAGAGATGCGTCTCTAAGAGCTACTGAAATTGTTGCTTCTATCGTTTATGGTAAAGCAGTAGTTAAAGAATCTTTCGGTGTAGCAGTAACAACTGACGCAGCATTTTAATTAATGCTATTTTGGTGGGGGAGTAAAATCCCTCACCAACTACAATGAAACAGATAGACAATCCTAAAACAATTCTGCATTTTAAGAATAAGGATTATGTTTATCGCTATGTGCTAGTAGATAGATTTAAACATACATCAAACGCACATTACGGATTTGATAAAGAACTAGGAATGACTGAAGCAGAAATATTTGCTAAAGTAACTCCTAGAAAAATAAGAAGAAAATATATTATAAAGGATTAACAAATGGCAAATTTTTCAACTGACACAGATTTAACATTCTACCAACCAGATATTTTAGGATTTGGTATAGCATCATTCACAACTCCAAATGATTATCATGCACAAGCAAGAGCAGATATTGAAAGAGATTTAAGAATTAAATGGTATCCAGTTTATCTTAAACAAACTTATAGAGATATATCTTTGCTTAATACAACTGAAATGAATGCAACATTATTAACTGATGCTCAATTTAAAAGATTATCTGTTTATAAAGTAATTGGTTCTTATGCTTGTCCACAATTAACTAAATTCAATTCAAATGATAACCCTGATAGATTCCAAGTAATGATGAAACATTATCAGCAACTATATGCAGATGAATTTGATTCTATTTTAAAAGATGGTGTTGAATATGATGCAGATGATTCTAATACTGTAGCAGATGCAGAAAAAGCACCTTATCATAGACTTCAACTTATCAGATGAAACTAACTATTGAAGATAATTCATTACAAGTTGCTAAGAACTTTGAAAAACAAGTTAAAGAACAACCACAAATAGTTAAAACTGCATTAGGCAGAACTGCTGAGTTCTTAATGGGTTTAATTAAACAAAGAACTGCAAGAGGAGTAAACGCAGATGGAGATTTATTTCCACCATATTCAACTAAATCATTCTTTTTTAATATAACACCAAGAGCAGCACAACCTACATATAAAACATTTCAAAATGGTTATAAAGAATATAGAGCATTTATGGGCAGACAAAATCTTAAACCTGATTTAAACTTTTTTGGAAATATGCTTTCAAGCATAACTCAAAAATCTACACCAACACAAGCTATAATTTATTTTGCAAGTAAATTTGAAAATACAAAAGCTTTAGGTAATCAAAAGAAACGTAGATTCTTTGCAATAGGAGAGAGAGAACAAAGACCAATTATAAATGTGTTTATGCAAACATTTAAGAAACTTAGTAAAATATGAGCAAACGAGAAGATATAGCATCTAATATAGTAACAACAATTTCAACTGGAACATCTCCAATAACTTTAAAAAAAGTTACTAGAGAACCTTTTAATGTTGATGAATTATCTGAACAACAATATCCAGCTTGTTTCGTACAATCAGGAAATGAAACAAGATCAGATGAAACAATGACTTCAAGCACAATCACAAGACAAGCAACTGCTGATTTTGTAATTGTTGGATATGTAAAAGGAACTACATCAAATATTGATACAAAACGTAATGAGTTAATCTCTACGATTGAAACTAGACTAAATTCTGATAGAACAAGAAGTGGAAACGCAAAAAATACTCAAGTGGTAGAAGTATCTACTGATGAAGGTGTTTTGTTTCCAGTAGGTGGTATCAGAATGGTGGTGCGAGTTATGTACCAATACACATCTGGCACACCTTAATATTAACAATACAAGGAGAACAACATGGCAGGAAACGTACACACAGGTTCAGAAGGAACTATTAAAGTAGGAACTGATACAGTTGGAGAACTTAGATCATACAGTTTAGAAACAACTTCTGATACTATTGAAACTTCTAACATGGGAACAACTGCAAGAACATACAAAGCTGGATTAACAGCTTGGTCTGGTACTGCATCATTATTTTGGGACGAACTAGATGCTGGTCAAACAGCTTTAGCAGTTGGAACTGAAATAACAATTAAAGTTTACCCTGAAGGTGCTTCTGCTGGTGATAAATACTACACAGGTACAGCTATTGTAACAGCTAAATCTGTTAGTGCATCTTTTGATGGATTAGTTGAATCTGAAATTTCTTTTCAAGGAACAGGTGCATTATCATTATCAACAGCAAGTTAATTAATTAATTAAAAAAGGAAGAATATGAACGTAATAGATAGAGTGAAGGCACAGTTTGAAAGTCTTGGTATAAAAAAGATTGAGGTAGCTGAATGGGGCGAGGAAGGCAAACCTTTAACAATATATTGCTCACCATTTACATTAGCTGAAAAAAGAAACCTATTTAAAGGTGCTAGAAATGATGATCTAGGAGTATTAGTAGATGCAATCGTTTTAAAAGCTAAAAATTCTGATGGTGAAAAAATATTTAAACTAGATGACAAACAAGTATTATTGAATAATGCTGACGCAAATGTTATAGCTAGAGTAGCAACAGAAATGTTGAATGGTGTTTCTTACGAGGAAGCTGAAAAAAAGTAAGATCTGATTCTGAGTTATATTCTATACTTGCTCTAGGTCAGGAATTAAAAAAAAGTATGGAAGAAGTTCTCTTGATGACACAAGATGAATTTAATTATTGGATAGCTTACTTTAAAGTGAAGGCAGATAAAGAGAAACTACAACATGGCAGATCAGCAACTAAATATAAAACTTAATGTCATAGACAATGCTACAAAAGCATTTACAGAAGTTAAGAACTCAATATTTAATGTTAGAAATGCTTTATTAGGTTTAGGTGCTGGAGTTATAGTAAACTCTTTAATCAATATTGGTAAAGAAGCAGACAATGTTAGTGCAAGATTAAATCAATTAGCCAAAGCTGGTTATGGTGGTAGCCAAGCATTTGACCAATTAACTAAATTTGCTATTGATGCAAAAATTCCATTACTTGATGTATTTCAAGCATCAGGAGATTTATTAGCAATATCTAAATCACCAGAAGAATTAGCTAAAAACTTATTAATAGCGGCAAACGCATCTGCATATTTTAAAATTAGTTTTGTTGATGCTTCAGATCAAGTTGCTAAAGCTTTATTAAAAGGAATAGATTCTGCAAGACTATTTCAAGACAAAGGAATTAAATCATTAAAAGGATTTGGAGAATTTGCAGATAAATCATTTGAAGGAGTTGGTAGAGCATTAGAAAGAAACTTTGGTGCTAATGGTGTGTTTGGAAAAGCTAACCAAGAATTAAAAGATGGATTATCAGGAACATTAATAGCATTAGATAATAGATTTAAACAATTTCAAATAACTGTAGCACAAAATTTCTTTGGTTCACTTACAAAACAACTAGGAGATTTAGAAGTATTTTTAAAAACAAATAATGAAGCAATAGATGATTTAGCAAAAAATATAGGAGATATACTTGGTAAAGCACTTATCATTTTAGGAAACGCAATAGTTTTTGTTCAAGAAAATTTTAGAACATTAATAATAGTATTAGAAATTTTTATAGCTTTAAGATTTGCGGCAGTTCTAGCATCATGGACTAGTGCTGTTATTGCATTTACAACTGCTTTAAATGTATTGTCGGTATCTTCTGGTTATGGTTTAATATTAAAATTAATTACAGCTATTATTGGTGGAGCAGGTGCTTTTTATGCTTTAGAAAAAGGAACACAAGGATTTAATAAAGAACTAGAAAAATCAAATGAATTATTAGATGAAAATTCTTATTTATTAGAATCAATACCTAAAACATGGCAAGAAATTTTAAGTTTAGTAAAAGAATCAAATAAAGAACAATTAACATTTGGAAATCTATTTAGTAATGTTGCACAAAAAAATATAGATAGCATTAAAAACCTTGAAAAAGGATTTACTGATCTTGAAGCAGTATCTAAGCTAGTTTCTGAAAATTTAGATAAAGGTGTAAAAGCATTTTCAAGAGGTTTAGCAGAATCAATAGTATTAGGAAAAGGTTTACAAGATACATTTAGAAAATTTGTTCAAGAAACTGCTGTTAATATGATAGCAACAATAACTGAACTAATAATAAGAACTTATATATTAAAAAAATTATTTGAAGCATTAGGATTGCCAGTAGATGATGCAAATAATAGTTCTAAACAATTAAAAGGAACATCACTAGATATATTTGGAATTAATACAGCTAATTATGGAATACAAGTATTAACAACAGCAGAAATAGAAAAACAAAATGCTTTACTTGCACAAAGAGCATCTATGGGTGGTGGAAGTTCTGGTGGTGGTGGATTTTTAAGTACATTATTTAATTTTGGTTCAAGTATATTTGGTGGTGCTAATGCTGGAGATGCAATTTATACAGATTATCCAATTAATGCAGAAGGCGGTTCAGTTATTGGTGGTATGCCAACAGTAGTTGGAGAACGTGGTAGAGAATTATTTATACCTTCTACAAATGGAACTATTGTACCTAATCACGATTTAGGCGGTGGAATGAATATAACATTTAATATTCAAGCAAATGATGTTAGAGGTATTAAAGATTTATTAATTGATAATAGAGCAACTATAATTAACCTAGTTAATCAAGGTGCAAATGCGAAAGGAAAATCTAATATAGTATGAGTGGCACATTCCCATCAACTCCAGTACCAAGTTCGGTAGCAATTTCATCAGAACAAAATACTATTGTTACAACTACTGCTTCTGGCAGACGACAAGCAAGGCAAATAGATGGACAAAAATTTAGATTAAGAGTTAGATTTCCTATTATGACAAGAAGTCAATTTGCACCTATAAATGCTTTTATAATGAAACAAAGAAGCCAAATGGAATCATTTCAGTTTACTCCACCAACTGTAGATGACACATTAGGTTCTGCTAGTACAGTTATTTCAGTTAATGGTGCTGTTAGTGCAGGTGCTACTTCATGTGCAATAGATGGAATGACTAATTCACAATCTGGTGTTTTAAAAGCTGGAGATTATTTTAGATTTACTGGTCAAAATAAAGTTTATATGTGTGTTGCAGATGTATCTTCTAATGGTTCTGGTCAAGGAACATTAACTTTTGAACCACCATTAAGAACTGCTGTAGCTGATAATGCTGTTATAATTTATAATAATGTAGATTTTACTGTTGGACTTACTGGAGATATTCAAGAATTTAATATTAGCACAGAAAATTATTTCCAATACGAAGTTGATCTTATAGAGGTATTATAATGCCTAGATCATTAAGTGCTTCAGTAATAACAGAACTTGCAACAAATAAACTTAATCCAGTTGAATTAGTTTATTTAGGTATTGGTTCAGGAACATACTACACAGATCATTATAAGAATATTACTTTTGATGGAAACACATATACAGCTTCATCATTATTTTTAGGAAGTTCAGAAGTACAAGAAACTGCTGATGTTGCAGTTAATAATCTTACATTAAAATTTTCAGGTGCAGATACAACAATCATTAGTCTTTTATTAAACAATGATTACATGAATAAACAAGCAAAAGTTTATAGAGGATTTTTAGATGATTCTCAGGCATTAATAGCAGACCCATTTTTATTATTTGACGGAAGAATAGCTAACTTTGCTTTAGAAGAAAATGCAACAACATCATCAATAAATATTATTATAGCATCACACTGGGCAGACTTTGAAAAAATACAAGGAAGAAGAACATCAATTAATTCACAGAAGCTTTATTTTCCAACAGATGAAGGAATGGAATTTGCTTCTAAAACTGCACAGAAGATTAAATGGGGAGTTGCTTAATGACTGACTTATACAGAATAGTTCATTTGTATAGACAATTTAAACAATACGATAAATTTACTTATGCAGAATTAGTTAAAATAATAACACCATCTTTAAATTTAGATCAATACCAAATTCATAGAGTTGGTAATGAAGATGTTGGATATACTAACTGGGCTTTTTTAAGTGATAATGTTGAGGAACGATTTAAACTATCTTTAAGATTAAAAGATAATGAGTGGAATTGTGGAGATAATATTTGGGTTATGCAAATACTTGCTAAAAGTCATGCAAGAGAAATAATGAAATGGATTAAAGAATATTTCAAAGAAAGAATTGAAGTTAATGATTCTGTTAAATGGATTAGAGCAGATGAAAACTTTAATATTTATAGAAGATCAGAAAAATTTAAGAGAGAGTTTCATATATGAGTCCCCCTATTATTACCGCAATCATAACTACGATCATTACTACTGCAATAAGTTATTTAATTGCACCAAAACCAAAAGCACCAAGACAATCTTCAAATGATGAAATAAAAGGTATCTTAGTTAATAAAGATGCTAACAATAATCCAATACCTGTAGTTTATGGAAAAAGACAAGTTGGACTTACAAGAGTTTATGTTGAAAGTTCAGGAACAGATAATCAATATCTTTATGTTGCTGGAGTTCTTTGTGAAGGTGGTGGAAATGGAATTGAATCAATAGAATCAATTTATGTAGATGATAAATTAGTTACTTGGTCTGGTGCTTTAACTGATGGAACATTAAGAACAGTATCTAGTTCTGATACTAATTTTTATAAAAATGGTGAATCATTAATATCAGTACAAGGTTTTTATGGTAAAGACGATCAAGTAGCATCTTCATTATTGCAAGAAAAAACAAACTGGACTTCTAATCATAAATTATCAGGTCTTGCATATTTAGCTTTAAGATTTAAATGGAATCAAGATGCTTTTAATGGAATACCAGAAGTTAGAGTTACATTAAAAGGTAAAAAGATTTATGACCCAAGATTAGATTCAACTAAAGGTGGTTCTGGTTCTCATAGAGAGGATACGGCTTCTACTTGGACTTATTCTGCAAACTCATCATTAGTTCTTTTAGACTATTTAAGAAATGCAAGATATGGAAAAGGATTGCCTAATTCTGCATTTGAAACTAATTATGATTCATTTAAAACTTCTGCAAATACTTGCGATACACAAGTAACACCATACACAGGTGCAGTATCTAATATTAATTTATTTGAAACAAATGCAGTATTAGATAGTGAGAAAAAAGTTATTGAGAACGTAAGAGAGTTATTAGTTCCAATGCGTTCTATATTTAATTACACACAAGGAAAATATAAAGTTATTGTAGAAGGAACTGGTAGTTCACAATTATTATTAACAAAAGATAATGTTGTAAGTGAAGTTAAACTACAAGGAGAAAGTAAAAACGAAAAATATAATAGAGTTGTAGGAACATTTACAAACCCTGATAAAGATTATCAATCAGATACAGTTTCTTATCCACCTTATGATGACTCTGCTTTAGCAACTGCTGATAAATTTGCTACTATGTTAGCAGAAGATAATAATACTGTTCTTGAAAGAAGTTTTGATATGACTCATGTAACTTCTCCTTATCAAGCAGAAGAAATTTGCGAGAACATTTTAAAAAGATCAAGAAATAATTTAAAAGCAGAAGTTACAGTAACATCAGAAGCACTTAACTTAGCTATTGGAGATATAGTAACTGCAACTTATGAAACTGCTGGATTTGTTGCCAAACCATTTAGAGTTATGTCTTTATCAATTAATTCAGATAGTACAGTTAATCTTGGATTAGAAGAACATCAAGACAATTTTTACACTTGGGAGTCAAAATCACAAGTAGATACAATACCAGATACTACACTTCCTAATCCTTTTTCTGTATCTGCACCAGCTTCAGTTACTTTAGATGACCAACTTATTCAATATTCAGATGGAGTTGTTATTACTGCATTAGACGTAACAATTGGTGCATCACCAGATAGTTTTGTAGATTACTACCAAGTTGAATATAAATTAAGCACAGAAACAGATTATATTATTGCTGGACAAGGAAAAGGATTAACTCAAAGAATATTAAACGTAATAGATGGAGAAACTTATAATGTTAGAGTAAAAGCATTTAATACATTAGGTGCTTCATCAACATATACTTCTGCATCAAGAGTTATTGTTGGTGGAACTTTACCACCAGAAGATGTTACAAATTTTGCTTGTAATATAATTGGTGGAGATGCTCATTTATCTTGGACTCAAATTGGAGATTTAGATTTAGCATATTACACAATTAGATATTCAACATTAACTACTGGTGCTGAATGGGCTAACTCAGTTTCTTTAGTTGAAAAGGTTGCAAGACCAGCAACATCAGTAACAGTTCCTGCTAGAGTTGGTTCTTATTTAATTAAAGCAGTAGATAAAAATGGAAACTATTCTGTTAATGAATCTATTATTGCTACAACAGTTACAACAGTTGGAAATTATAATGCAATCGCAACATCAACACAATCTCCTACGTTTGCAGGAACTAAAACTAATGTCTATGTAGATGAGAACGGATATTTAAGACTAGATTCATCAGAACTATTTGATTCAGCAGTAGGTTTATTTGATTCTGCACCAGCTACATTCTTTGAAGAAGGAGTTACAACTTATGACTTATATCCTACTGGAAGTTATTTATTCACATCACCAATAGATTTAGGTGGAACATATACATCAAGAGTTACTGCAAACATAACACAAGGTTCTGATAACATAGATAACTTATTTGATAGTGCATCAGGATTATTTGATGAAGGTGCATCTAACTTTGACGGAGATACACCAGCTAACTGTACTGCTTTCTTACAAATAGCTACATCTACTGATGGAGCAACTTATACTGCATTTAGAAACTTTGTTATTGGAGATTATTCAGGAAGATATTTAAAATTCAAACTTGTATTAACTTCTGATGATTTAGCTTCTACACCAGTTATTAAATCTTTAAGTGTATCTGTTGATATGCCAGATAGAATATTTAGTGGAAATGATATTGTTTCTGGTACTGGAACTTATGCAGTAACATTCTCTTTGCCTTTTTATTCTTCAAGTTATGCAGTAGGAATTACAGCACAAGGAATGAACACAGGAGATTACTTTACAATT